CGAGGTAATGATTAAATATTGTATTTTTGCTTATGAGGATCGTTAAATTTACTGCTAGTATAAGCGATTTTTGCGAGATGGAAGTTGTTCTTCCATTCTTCTACGAAATTCTCTCCGCTTAGCAGCGTTAAGAGCGTTTCTTCTTCGTGTAGTTGGTTTAGTATAATGCATACGATTTCTACATTCTTCTAGTTTACCAGAGCGTTGCACTCTTCTTCGAAATTGTCGCATTTTCCTGTCGAAGTTCATTTAAATGTCCAGCCTCGCTTTCTTAGATAATGAACTTTGCTATAAATAGCGGACTTCGATTTCTCTAGCATAACGCAGAGTTCATCGATGGTGATTTCACCATAGAATCTCTTGAGAAGGTCTACTTGTCGGTCTGTCCATTTATTTTTCATACTTTATTATATCAAAATAATCACTTCATGTCAAGAACTATTTTCGGGAATGTTAGGAATAACTCTTGACTTGGCGCTGAATATTTGTTATAATATATGAAATATTAGGAGAAAAATTATGCTAGTGAAAGGAAGTATCAACTACAGCCCTTGTGGGCGAAAGCGTGGTAAAAGACGAATGAGTAAGAAGGCAGTGTCTACAAAGCCACTAAAACAAAGTGCTGAAATGAAAGAGCGTCTCGCTAGAATAAAAGCAGAGCAAGAAAAGTATCCATCGCTAAACAGTATGGAGTATACTCCTGAGAAAGATACACAGTATAAAAACGAAGTATCAAAACGATATACTGTAGCGATTGCATACAACAAAGGCGGATATCAAGTGATCTCGAAAGAGAACATCAAAGATATCGGAAAATAGAAACTTGGGATTGGGCAACAATTAAAAGGAACTATTATGGAATTTACTCAAACACAAATAGACATTATCTATCTATGCTTTTTAGGTTGGTCAGTTATGACAGCATGGGATCTTGGTAAGCACAGAGGTATGTCAGACACGATAGACTATTTTGAAGAGAAAGGCTACATCGATATCGATGACGACTGAAAAATAGTTCTTGACAAGGTGGTTATATTTTGATATAATAAATAATGAATTAGAATTTATTCAATTAGCGGAAGCTAGTCAGACCGCAATAACAAAACTGACTTCTTTATGTCTGGCACGAGTAGGAAACACACTTTCCGAGGGCGAGGTAGGAGCACCACTTTCCACCAGTGGTCGGGTTATTTGCCAGATGATATTAACGCTTACCGATAAGGGAGCACAAGAGCATTCCGATAAGGGTGCAGGAGAAAATGATGGTAAACACATTAGGAAAAAGTCTAGCCGACTTTGATAGGCTATTTCTCGGTTTTGACCGAATGAAGCATGAACTTGCCAATCACGGCACAGCAGGAAACTATCCTCGCTATAACATAATTAAAAATGGCGAAGAACAGTATAGAATCGAAATGGATTTAGCTGGTTGGGATAAGAGCAACATTACTGTAAAGCAAGATGACAGAACTCTTACTGTTGAAGGTAAAGGCAAAGATAATCTAGCTGATGACGAAAGGTTCATATTCAAAGGCATTTCGAGCAAAAACTTTCGTAGAATCTTTACTCTTGGCGAATATGTTAAGATAAAAGATGCTTCAATGGAAAATGGATTACTAGTAGTAAAACTAAGTATCGAAGTTCCAGATGAAGAAAAACCGAAGTTTATTGATATCAATTAACTTTAAGAGATAGAGAGAGTGGTAAGTCGCGTACCAGTGCAGCTCTCTTTATCAACAGGACTTTAATCATGAGAAACTTAGTATTTTATGCACTAATTTTATTTATAGCAGCTTGTGCTGCTGGTGCTACTTTCATGATTACTGGGGGATAAATCTGCTATCAGTATTAAACTGAAATGGATACTGTTAGCATTAGTCGTATTACTAATAGGAATACATATGTATATAAGCAATAAAGGCACAGACTTAATAAGAAATTTTGAAGGGTTTAGATCACACGCGTATCAAGACGCAGTTGGGGTCTGGACTATTGGATATGGACACACAAAAGGCGTAACGCCGACTATGGTCATCTCGTCATCACAAGGCGAGCAAATGCTAAAAGAGGAACTAAAAGAGTATGAAAACTATGTTAATGAGCTAGTAACTGTTCCTCTACATCAACACCAATTTGATGCTTTAGTATCTTGGACATACAATCTCGGACCAACTAATTTAAAGAGCTCTACTATGTTATCAGTATTAAACCAAGGCAAGTATGATGAAGTGCCTGCCCAAATGCTTAGATGGAATAAAGCAGGTGGTAAAGAGTTAGAGGGATTAACTAGACGCAGACAGGCAGAGGCTGCAATGTTTCAAGGAAACTAGCGTGTTAATAAAGTATAAAGGACAAGACATAAATGTTCCAGACAACTTTATTGTAGAGTGTGGAAAACACGCAGAGTCTCGGGGAATGACATTAGAAGAATATATAGCAGAAGCATTTACAATGCTAGAAAAACAAAAAAATTCTACTGGACTTCCATTAGAAGTAAATGATACTAAAAGATAAAAAGACAGAAACTATATGGTTTCACCCAAAAATAAAATTTAATGCTAGCTCTAAAAGAGAAGGTGTATGGAAAAGATTGAAAAACAGATTTACAAAATTGAGATCATTTGTGAGTGGGATAATAAAGATAAACTCACGTTAGGCTCTCTCGTAGGGAGTGGAAAACAACCTTATGTGATAGATATTGAACCTATAGACATAAATGATCCAAAATATAAATTCATAAAAGATATGGATAAGTAGCTCGTAAGAGCTTTTCGGGAGAAAAACATGGCGGATATGGATCGCTTTCAAGGAGACATGAGCCGTAATGAAGTAGAGATTGATCTCCAGAAGTTTATGTCAATGGTTGACGAAATAGGACAACTAAAGGCAAAGATTTTAGAGATGGAAATGAAAGCAGAACCAGAAAACCCCTGGCAGCGAGGTATCTGGTTAGCACAAATGATAGACAGTTGGAGAATATTCCCTAGAATGTTCCTAAGTGTTTACATTTTTTTACTTTATTACTCAACAATATGGTTTATGGAATTACCTGAACCAACCCTAGAACAATCAGGGTTAATAAGTATAATCGTCGGTGCTGGTGCAGCTTGGTTCGGCTTATATGCTGGAACACACAAAGCCCCAACAGCAGGACAAAAGTAAGGAAATAAAATGACTTTGCAAGAAAAATTAATTGATATGGTAGCTACCTCTTTGGGTATTGACTCAATGGACGTAAAGCTAGAAAGCCATTTTATCAATGATTTAGGAGCTGACTCGCTGGATACAGTAGAGTTAGTATTAGAACTAGAAGATGAATTTGGTATTGAAATACCAGATGATCAGGCGGAAAAACTATTAACAGTTGGCGACGTCTATATGTATTTGGATAATAATGTAGATGATCGACATATACGATAATTGTTTAACCGAAGACATTAGGTCAGATATATACCTAATGGCTATAACTGCCAACTATCAAATAGGTTGGGACGACAGTTCAGTATTTGAACACAGGCAATATCCTTGCTTACATCATTCGATGACGAAAGAATCATGGGAGCAGCTAGATTTGGTTAATGAGATACAAAACCACGAACTCAGAAATAAATTGGAAGAATTAAGTTTTGTATCTGCTACAATCAATCTAGCTGTGCCCTCCTCGGTTCAATTTCAACACACTCACCCTCAAAAATATACAATGCTCTACTACATTAATATGGAGTGGAAGCCTGAGTATTATGGTGAAACTCTGTTCTTTAACGACTTAGGAACGGAAGTAGAATACACTAGCTTATTTAAGCCGGGTCGAATAGTATTTTTTGACGGAAAAATCCCACACACAATAAGACCATCATCACACATAGCGCCTAGTTATAGGTTTACTCTGTTTGCGAGCTTTAATGAAAAGAACTTTATTGAACAAGCAAAAAATAGTTCTTGACAAAGTTCTCAAATTTTAGTATAATATAAGAATGGAAAAATTTAAAAATGACAAGAAATTTATTGAGTGGTGCAAGCGATTGTATGATGAAAACTGCTTAGAAAGGCACAGACACGGACTAAAGCCTTATGAGTCTTTTGATGTTTACTATAACCAACACACTAATTGGTTGTGGGCACAGTATCAAAATGCTTTAAAAGAAGGTAGTATTTATCTGACATGAACTTTAACCATTTAAATGAAGTAGGTGAAACCTACTGGGAACACCTTTGGTGCACTATAAAATATTGTTGTTTATTTTTAGGGCTAAGTATTATTATTTTAATACATGGTATTTTTCCATTTATATTAACTAACACAGCAAGTGATAGAATAAAGGTATTACACCATGATCTAACTTGCAAGAAACTAAAGACACACGATGAATAAAGAAGAACAGCTTGATTTCTACAAGAAGGGATTTTGGATTTGTTTTCTTTATGTATTGTGGGACACATTCAGAATCTTTGGTATATTATAGAGAATGAAAATGAAAAAACTTATAGTGCTTACACTATTAATTTCTGCTCCTAGCGCTTTTGCAAATAAGTATATGGACAGATATGACCTTGATGATGACGGTTTTATTATTAAAAGAGAAATAACTCTTTCAGGTTGTGTGGTTAGAGCGGGAACGTTCGAACACGCCGATAAAAACGATGATGGAAGGTTAAATGGTAAAGAAGCCAACGATGCTGTTGCATATCTTTTTAACAAAAGAAGATGCCCTAAGCGGGAAAGCATTCGTGGCTGAAGACAAATCTCAAAAACCTATTTGGACTTTTAACGAGAAACAAACAATGGGTAGAGTAATGGAATACATTAGTGAAACTTACTCTGCCCATTATGCTAAAGGGCGCATACAAGCAACAGAGTTCATAGCAGATCAAGGATTGGCAGAGGGTTTTTGTTTAGGAAATATAATTAAATATGCGCAACGCTTCGGCATTAAAGGAAAAAACTTTGAAGACAAAGAGTATGATTTATTTAAAATCATACACTACGCTGTTATACTATTACATGAAATAGAGCAGCGAGAAGGGAATAAGAAATTTTAACAGAAAGGGCGAGTATGAAGGAATTTTATGGAACTATCAGAAGTGCCCATTTGGCAATGGATTTTAGCTGGTTGGACTTCAATGTGGATATTGTCAATAGGAAGAACATGGAGTAGAATATCTTGGTTATTACAAATGACTCAACCAAGACATATCATGTTAAGACAACCTTTTCTACATTTTTTAGTATATTCAATTAGTATAAATATATTCCTGCCTATTATAGGTATAGGTCTTGTCTTAAGTGATGAGAAAAGAGACCTATGGGTAAAGGCATATGTAAAATCACTTGGTTCAGACAAAAAATAATTCTTGACAACGCCCTTACATTTTGTTATAATAAATAATAAAAATTGGAAAGGGAGTCGCAATGGGCGATAGATTTTATCAACAACAGCTAGATAAGTTCGGGACTTGTCCCGGCTTTAAAGGCACAAAACGGAGAAGAAAAGTGGCTTGGACAGATGAAAGCAAAGCAGAAGCTGTAGAGATGTATACTGCAGCGGAACCAACTCCAGAAACAAGTATGGAAGTGGTTAAAGAAATAGCCGATGAGCTCAATGAGAGCCCAAATGGCGTAAGAATGATACTAACACGAGCAGGGGTGTATGTTAAGAAAACACCAGCAAGTGGTAGTTCTAAATCTAATGGAACTGGCGGTGGTCGAGTAAGCAAAGCAGATGCTCAAGAAGCATTAGCAAGTGCACTCTCAGACGCTGGACAAGAAGTAGATGACAGTATCATTTCTAAACTGACTGGTAAAGCAGCAGTTTACTTAACTGGAATAGTTAATAGTTTAAATAGTTAAATACGATCCATTACAACAGAAAGAGTTTTCTTGATGTAATGGAGTATTTAAGTGGAAAAACACAAATTCAAGGACTTAGTCCGAGAATACGGCGATGCCGTAATAACTTATAGAAGCACAAATTCTAGAAAGTTAAAATATAATGTTTGCACATTAGATTTTGATAATAAATATATACAGTCTAAAAAGAACAGAGCAAAAGAAACACCACAGACAGTATTATTATTTTGTTGGGATACCGATTCTTACAGACTTTTAAGACCAGCTAATGTAACTCACATAGTTCCTCTACAGTCTATACTGAGGAGGAAAAAATGAAGATACATGAAGCACCAGAGGTTTACGAAAAAGTAATATCAGAAAATGAAGGTGGAACAGAACAGATAAGATTAACTATTAACGAGTTTAGGGGCGTAGAATATCTACACCTGAGAAAGTATTACCTTGACTTTGAAGGGGATTTTAAACCTTCCAAAGATGGTGTAGCTATGTCTCTAGATTTTGAAAACTCTAAATCCTTATTCGAGGGTTTGGTCGAAATAATATCTCTAGCAGAAGCTAAAGATATCCTCGAAACTCACTTCAAAGATATTTTAGATAAAATTTACCTTAACTAAAAATATTACTTGACACAATCCCAAAAGTTTGATATAATATTCATTATGAATATTTTTATATTAGACAACGATATTGACAAATGCGCGGAGTATCACTTGGACAAACACATAGTGAAGATGCCTCTTGAGTCTGCGCAGATGTTATGCACGACTCATTGGATTCAGAAGTATTTGGGGTATGTCCCACGCAAAATCAATGCAGACGAAAGAGCTATACTTAAAACAGTAAAGAAGGAGGAGCCCAGACCTTTTCCGTATCTACCTACAATGGAAAACCACCCTTGCACGATATGGGTAAGACAATCACTTGATAACTACGAGTGGTTATATTGTCTGTCATTAGCACTTAATGATGAGTATGGGTATAGGTATGGCAAGTCGCATAAGTCTGTAGATGAGGTAATTCTTAAATTACCTGATATTGATTTGCCTCGTAAGGGACTTACCCCTTTTGCTCAAGCAATGCCAGATGAGTATAAAAACGAAGACGCAATCAAAGCATATAGAAAATACTATTACGAAGATAAAAACCACATATGGAACTGGAAATACAGAGAAACTCCAGAGTGGATTATGGATTTAATGTGGGAGTAGATAATGAGTGATGAAATAAAAAACTTATTAAAAGAAGCATCAATGGCGTATTATATGGGTGAACCTATGATGTCAGACCAAGAATTCGATATCTTAGCTGCTTCTGTAAAATTTACAGATGTTGGTTATAGTAGTGATAGTAATAGAGTTTCTCATACACACCGTATGTATTCACTTCAAAAAGTGTTTGAAAATGAACACGAACAAAAAAACCCCTTAAAATTATACACAGGTAAAACAGTATGGTCTCCTAAACTTGATGGAGCTGCTGTGGCTTTGTATTATAATGAGGGAGATTTTGTGTTAGGATTAACTAGAGGCGATGGTAAAAAAGGAATAGACATAACACATAACATACAACACCTAGTACCAAAGCGATGTGCTATGAAAGATATGGGTAAACAATACCCATATGCGGGAATGCTTCAAATAACTGGAGAAGTTGTAGCACCCTCAAGTATTAAAAATGCTAGAAACTATGCTGCAGGTGCTTTAAATTTAAAAGATGAAGTTGAATTTAAAGACAGAGATTTACGCTTTATAGCTTACGCAGCACAACCTAATACACAAGAGTATTGGACACAAGAATTGGAAGTATTAAAACTATGTGGTTTTGATGTAATCACACAAGAGGAATGGCTTGAGTATCCAACAGATGGCATGGTTTGTAGAATAGATAATCACAAACAGTTTGAAGCTTGGGGTTATACATCTCATCACCCGAAAGGTTCTTATGCTTTAAAAAGAATACAAAAAGGTGTAGAAACAACTTTAGTAGATGTAGTGTGGCAATTAGGTAAATCTGGAGTAGTTTCTCCAGTAGGAATTCTAGATCCTATTGAAATAGATGGTGCTACTGTTAGTAAAGCAACTTTACATAATATGGCATACATTGAAGGACTAAAATTAGAAATTGGTTGCAGAGTAGAAGTAATACGAAGTGGTGAGATTATACCACGAATAGTAAGGAGAGTATACTAATGCTCTTACTTTACACAGAAGAACAATTATATAGAGCATACAAAGTATTTATACGAGATTATTGCCCTATGGAACACATGATACCTACAATAGATATTTTCAGACAAATGTTTGAAGAAGATGAAAGCATACAAGCACTAGCAGATAGAGAAGTATATGACCACTAAATTTAAAACACCTAAACTAACTAAGGATTGGTATATAAAATGGGGTTCTTCTGCTATTATTTTAATGGCTATGGTGTTGAGATCAACTGGAGAGTTTCCTTTTGCTGATATGTGTCTTTCTTTTATAGGTTGTGCAGGTTGGATAGTTT